CGGAACGCTCATCCGCTGACCGACGACCACCGCGACGCGACGAGTGGCGGGGGGTGGCGCTGTGGTGTGGTGGTGGGCCGCCAGGGACTCGAACCCTGCGCCCAGTGTTCTAGCGGAGAACATCCATTCCCATCGCGTGACGTTTGTGCTGGTCAGAGCCCTGCAGCTTCCTAGCTGGTGCTGCCTGATGACACCCGCTCGCGAAAATTCTGTGACCACGATGTGACCACGGCATCAACAAGTTGATGCTTGGCAAATTGTTCTGGCGGCTCTAACCGGGGGTCCGGCGCAGCACGAGGCGCTGGTGCTCGACCGTGCCACCCCAGATACCGCGCAGCTGCGGCCCGAGCATGAGCGCGTAGTCGAGGCACTCCTGACGTACCGGGCACCCGGCGCAGATTTCGCACGCGACGCTCGCGGAACGTCCGTCGCGGAACCAGAGGACGGTGGGTTGGCCGCGGCACGCGGCCTGAGCCCTCCAATGGTCGGGCACGCCCGGGAGCATCGCGCCCCCGGGCGCACGCGGCTACTTCCTGGCGCGCGGGGTACCGGGACCGCTCCCCGGTCCGGGCTCGTCCTCGACTGGCGCCTCGGTCACCTCGACCTCTTCGGCCTCGGCCGGCGCCGGAATCGTCGAACCGGCGTCGATCTTCGCGATGGCGGTCGGGTAGCGCGCGACGACCGGCGCCGCGTACCCCCACACCCCGAGCCGGATCGACTCGGGACCGAGCACTTCCTCGTAGCGGAAGTTGAACGTCGAGGACTCCAACAGGATCAGGTCGTCGGCCTTCGCCACGTACAGGTGATTGTCGACCCCGGCCCAGCTGGCGACCACGTTGAGGCCGACCACCTCACCCGCGATCTGACCGTAGGCCGCGGCCTCACCCAGCCCGTACGCGTTCATCGGCCCGTGGTAGCCGGTGGTGATGAGCGGCCGGCCCTGCTGGTCCTTCTCCTTCGCGAGGAACGCCCAGGCGCCTGAGGACACGAACACGACGCGAGGCGGCGCCTTGCGGTGCTTGTTGACGCTCGCGGCCGCGTCGATGAACGCGTCGGGCAGGTTGGCGTAGACCGGCGCGGTGCCGGGGAAGGTGATCGTCGCCGCGAACCCCGACGCGGCTTCGAAGGCGGCGACCACGGCCTGCTCGATCTGCTCGTTGTAGCTGCCCATGCAGTCCGCGTAGACGATGCCGTCGATGGTCGGGTTCGACCCGTCGAGCAGCTGGCGGGACACGTCGACCTTGCCGGTGTAGGTCTTCGGGCTGGTCGTCAGGATGTTGGCGTTGAAGCTGCCGTCGTTCGGCGGGGTGTTCTCCGACGCCTGCGCGGTCACCGCCGCGCCGGGTGCGGTCTGCACCCCGATGTTCACCGGGTTGGCGTTTTCGATCCCGACCCGACGCAGGGTGTCGGCCCACGGGCGGGCGCCGTGGGCGATGATCGCGAACTCGGAGAAGAGCCACGTGGGTGGGACGACACCGGCACCGGTCGTGGTCGTGCCGGCCGCGCGCATCTGCAGGGTGTGCCGGTCGATGCGGGCCCGGGCCTCGGGGTCGTGTTCGTACTGCGCGGCGGCCAGGTCCCGGAAGAACGAGCACTCGGCCTGGTTGTCGCGCCGGTAGAGCTCCGGTTCGGAGCGGACGTGCACGATCGGTCCGCTCGCGCCGCTGCCATCGGCCATCGGTGCTCCCTCCATCGATCGGACCGCGGCCCAGCGCCGCTCGTCGGTTTCGCGCAGCTCGATCAGGCGGTCACCGAGCGGCGCCATCTCGGAGCGCAGACCGTCGAGCTGGAGCGCCTCGGAGTCGGTCGGGTCGCGGCCTTCGGCGTCACAGGTGTTCAGCACCGCGTCGTACTGGTCGGACAGGGTGCGGTAGTCACTGGCGAGGCGGTCGATCCATCGGTTCATCGGTCGACCTCCTCACGGAGCTGGTCGGAGAAGGCGAGCAGCACCGACCCGGCTTCGGTGTCGTCGTGGCCGGCCAGGTAGATCGCGAGCTCGTCGAGCTCGGTGAGGAACTGGTGCAGGTCTTCGGCGTGTTCGAGGACGAGGTGCAGCGCGATCCGGACCCGGCGCCGTACCTCGCGGGTGTGCGGGACGAGCAGCGCGAGCAGCTCAGCCTCGGGACCGACGGAGAACACCGCCTCGACTTCGGCGGCGAGCGCTTCGAGCATTCGGGCCTCCCCGGTTGCGGGCGTCGGGCCGGGGCACGACACCACGGGTGTCGGTGCCTCCGGTTGCCTAGCCAGCGCTCCCTCGACGGGAGGACTCCCACCGTGGTGGGCACCCTGGGGACCGGATCGGAGGTCCGGCGCCATGGGGGGTCGCTCATCTCTCGAAGTGCGCCCAGCGTACGGCGTCCGCGCGCCGATGTCAGCGAGCGTCAGGCCATTCGGGTGTTGGCGCGTCGCCAGGCCCGGCCGCCAGCGCGGCGATGATCTCGGTCAGGGCGTTGTCGCCATCGGTGGCGGGCGATCCCTTGAGCTCGCGCAGCACGGCCAAGTACGCCCAGCTGGCCTGCGTGGTTGGCTCGTGAGGATCGTCCATCAGGGCGGCCAGCGTCCGGCCGGCCGCGACCAGCGCCGCGTCGACCTCTTCCAGGCGACCCCCCGCGCGCAGCGCGGCCAACGTTCGCTCAAACGCGGTGACGTTTCGTCGTCTCGCGACCATCGCGCCAAGTCTTGCCCGATTCGCGCGGCACCCCCCTCCTTCGCGCGCGCAAAACGGCCCGGGGTGCGAGCGACGTGCGCTGGCAGAGAACGGCCGCCCCCCTGCAGGTACTCCCAACGCGCGCGGCGGTGGCAGGCCAGGGGGCCGGGTTGCTTTTCTTTCCTGCGCGGCCGGCAGGCAGGGCACCATCCCCTAGGCAGGTTCACCACTGGCGCGACCGGCGGCCGATCCGTCGCCGTGCCTGAGTCTCACGTGTCTGGTCTGCCGCCAGCCGGCAGTTACAACGCAGGCAGAGGGCACGCAGGTTGGCGAGGTCATGCGTGCCGCCACGTGCCAGCGGCCTGATGTGATCCGCGGTGTTGGCCGGTGCGCCGCATAGTTGGCAGCGATGACCGGCGCGCTCCAGGACGATGCGCCGGTTTCGCTGGTAGACGCTGCTGCCATACGGGTTACTCATCGCGCCGCCATTGTCCGATGCCGCGCTCACAGTCGGCCAGCGTGGGCGTTGAGCCACCGACGACGTTCGTCGTTCGTGGCGTCGCGCCAGCGCGCCATGTGCGCGTCGCTGCAGAAGTACTGACGCCAGCCGGCGAGCGGGGCGCGACAGACCACGCAGTTCCTCGCGCTCATCGGCTGACGACGCCGAAGCGTCGAAGCGCGGCGACGATCTTGGCGACCCCGACGATCGTGTCGACGTCTTCGCCATATCCCAGGTCGCGCACGACGTCGCGCGCGAGGTTCCAGTCAGCGAACGGAACCGACTCCAGCGCCATGTCCTCGGTCACCTTGGGCGGCATCGGCTTCACCTCGGGCGGCATCGGCGCCCACGGCTGGGCGTGGTGCATCGCGAAGCGGGTGAACGCCTCGGGTGGGAACAAGTCGACGAGCAGCACAACGGCCTGGATGAGCACCTCAGAGAGCGCGTGCTCGGCTCCGAAGCTGTGCTCGTCGAGCGACTCCAACGCCGTCGTCAGTGCGCTCGTGTCGTCGTCGCGAAAGGCAGTGACGACTTCCACGAGCGCGGCCATGGGTGTCGCCGGGAGCGTCACATCGGTGGTCATCGGCGACCTCCTTCGGGTCGGTGGACAGTCATCGCAGCCGGCTGGGTTGTCCACCCGGCCGGCGCGAGCTTGAGCTTGGGTAGCGGCTGGCAGCGGCCTGGCGGGTCATGCCGAGGGCGGCGCCGACCTCCCGATAGGAGGCGTCATCGTGTTCGAGCAGGTGCCGCGCCGCGGTGTCGATCGCCTGGTCGAGCCGGTCGCGCAACCGGACGAGGGCGTAGAGGTCGGCGAGGCTGCCGGCGCCGTCGTCGACGTGTCCCACGATCGAGCAAACGAAGCGGCTCACGGCGCTGATGGTGCCTTCGAGCGACCAGTCGGGGTTCTTCCTGGCGATGCTGCGCCGCTCGCGGCTGGCGTCGTCTCGCGTTGACGCCACATCGGCGCCGGCGCGGGTCACGGCTCGTTCCCCTCGGCGCCGTCGTCGCGGATCACAGCGCGCAACGTGTCGGCCCACTGGTCGGGGTCAGGTGCGGCGTCGGCCTCGTCGTTGTAGGCGTCGTCGCTGGTCCATGCGCCGAGGTCTTCGGTGTAGGGGTCGAGCGCTTCGGTCCAGGTGTCGCGGTAACGGTCGACGAGGCACCAGCGGTCGCCTTTGTTGCCGCCACCGTGTTCGCGGTCGACGAGTCCGTGAGCGTGGAGGTCTTCGAGTGAACGTCTCGCGGTCGAGGTCGGCAGCCGCGACGCGAGCCCGATGGGTCGAGACTCGGACCAGTCGCCTTTCTCGGCGAGGATGTCGAGCATCGTGCGCCGCTGACGAGGGATCGAGTCGAAGGCGACGCGCAGCACGACACGTCGGGCTGTCGGCACGTCGGCGCCGAGCGAGGTGAGACCGGCCCACAGACCGGCCATGCCTTTGACGAAGCGGCCAGGCATCTCGGGTGCGAGCACCGCGACCATCTCGCCTTTGCGGTTGCGGATCACCGGGGAACGGGCGAGCGTCACGAGGTCGGCGACCCTGATGAACAGCCCGCGGTCGACGATCGGCGCCGGGTCGCGACGTTCACTGTTGAACAGCCGGGAGACGGCGCTACGCAGCTCGGCGCGGATCGCGTCTTCACCGCCAGCGAGGTCGAGTGCCCGTGCGCCGAAGGTGAGTCGGTCGTCGTGGCGGGAGCGCACGACGAGGAATCGGTCGCCCATCATCGAGACGACTTCGTGGGCGGCGTCCCATGCTTCGGTGCACCCCGCGATGAGGGCGCATTTCCCAGCCCAGGTGAGGGTGCGGCCGCCTTCGGTACCGACCGGCCGTGCCCAGCGGCCGTCGTGGATTTCGCGCAGCGCTGCGAGCGTCTGTGCCCTGGTGTCGCGCTGCATGGTGAGGACGCTGGTGAAGTCTTTGAGGACGATGGCGCCGCGGGCGCCGACCTGGCGCAGCACTCCACCGGTCGAGTCGGTGGCGCGCTCGCGCTGCGACGTTCCCGAGAGCAGTGACGCTTCGGTCAGGTGCGCGCAGAGGCGCACGTTGGCGAGCGCGGTGAGCGGCATCACCAGCTCTGTCTTGCCGCCCGATGAGCCGTCGATGACCAGCAGCCACACCGGGTCGCCTGGCAGGTCGAGTGCGGCGCGGGTGCCGAGCACGGCGTACAGCGGGTCAACGTCCGGGAGTTCGAGCAGGTCGGTGAAGACACCGACCGCTTCGAGCAACGTGGCGGTACCGGCTTCGGTGCTACCGCCCACCCCTGACATTGCCGAAAAGCTGGCGCCGTCGTGTGCGTCGGCAATCTCAGGGGGCGCGGGAGTGCTGCGCGCACCGGCAGCGCGTGCACATCAGCGGCGCTGTGGCCGGCCGCCAGGTAGTCGTCGAGTCCGACCTTCGTGCCGTCAGGATTCGGCGAGAGCAGCAGCACGTCGGGCCGGGCGCCGCGATTGCCGAGGAACGCGACGAAGCGGT